ACTGGCGATGTACTCCGCGGGGTTCTCGATGATCGAGGAATCGGACAAGGGCTACAACCAGCCCGCATACGACGACCTCGCAAGGCGGTTCACGATTCAATGGACATGGGTTTTAGAGGAGGAGGCGAGCGCTTGGGTGTAAATCTTCGGGGGTTCGACGACCTCCAAGACGACATGGTGAACATGGCTGCGGCTCTGGAGCACGGCCCCGGCGTCAATCGTGCGCTGCGCGCAGGCGCAGCACCGATTGAAGAACAGATGCTCCACAACGCATCAACTGACCCCAAAATCATCACGAGCGACCTGCACGACTCGATCCGCACGGGCAATGTCCGACAGAAGCGCGGCGGTGGCAAGCGGATCACCATCGGCGTGCACTACAAGGAGCGGGGCGCTTACTACGCCAACCCCGTCGAGTTCGGGCACGGCGGCCCGGCTCCCGCTCCGGCGCACCCGTTCGTCCGTCCGGCGTTCGACACACGCTCGGACGATGCCTACGAGGCAATCAAACAGGTGCTCCGCGACGAGCTGAAAAACATATAAGGAGGAAAACACATGCCTACCACTGCTGCACCCGCTCCTGCGTCCACGATCGGCTTGAAGAATATGGTGATCGCCCCGCTGACGTCCGACACCGAGGAGGGCGCGACCTACGGCACGCTTCAGGCGGTCGCTGGCGCTATTGAGGCGTCTATCGCCCCCCAGAACGCCGAGCCTGACATTCAGTATTACGACGACGTCGAGGGCGACGTCCTGTACCCCGATCCCGAGCTTACGTTCACCACGAAGTTCGCGGATCTGCCGCTTTCCATTCAGGAAATGATCCTCGGCAACAAGCTCGACAGCAACGGTGTCTTGATCCGCTCTGCGTCTGATACTCCGCCCTACTTCGCGGTTGGCTTCGCCAGCGAGAAGTCGAACCACAAAATGCGCTACGTGTGGCTGTACAAGGTTCGCGCGCGTCCCGTCACCGAGAACTTCGCCACCAAGGCTGGCCGGACGATCACCCGCCAGACTGGCGACATCGAATGGACGGCGATCAAGCGCACCTCCGACGGCCAGTATCAGGCCATTGCGGATGAGGGCGAGAACGGCTTCACCACGGCGATGGGCGAGACGTTCCTCTCGACCGTCTATTCCGCGACCTTCACCCCCGAAGGTGGCGGAACCTAAGAGGCAACTGACACACACCGCAGCACCGTCCTTTGGGGCGGTGCTGCACACCGACAATGAGGGAGTGTTGATATGATCACATGCAAGCTCGGTGATAAGAGCTATTCGGTGGACTTCGTCAGCGGGCGCGCGCTTCGGGAGATCGACTCCGCGGCGAAGATGTACGCGCGACTCGTGCGCGTCGCCCAACAGGCAGAGCGCGGCGAAGATCCCGGTGCGGATGCGGCCTTGACAGTCAGAGAAGCGCTGGACGTGATGGTTCAGTGGTTCTGTCTGCTTTTTCGGAACCAGTTCACCCCGGACGATGTGTACGACTTTTATCCAGCAGATCGGCTCTCGCACGATATTGCGCTCGCGCTGATGGCTGTGCAGACGCAGACCACGGCCGCCTTGGACGAGTTCCCTACGATTCCGGTAGCGGAGGAAGCGGAGATTCTGATGAAGCGCTCGACGAGGACGCGGACGAAGAAGCCCTGACGCTGCCGGACTACATCAAGAAAACCTATAACGAGCTGCTTAAAGCGGGCTGGCGGATGAACGACATCGACGATATGGACATGATCGGATTCTTCCGGGTGCGCGCATGGGCAGCCCAGCGTGAACAGAAGCAGAAAGCGCCAAAGCGCGCCTACATCGACGAGGTGTGGGGGCACATGGCGAACACATAAACCACGACTTTTGAATCATGGCGCGCTTTTGGGGCGCGCTTATTTTGTGCACGGGAGGTGTTGTCGTGAGCGAGGTCTTGCGCGAGCTTGTTGTATCGCTGTCGTTGAACAGCGACAATTTCGCTCGGAATATGCGCACGATCAACCAGCAGATCAAGGAGGCGGAGAGCGGCTTCCTGCTGGCTGGTGCGGGCGTAGAAAAATACGAAAAGACCATCAATGGCGTGAAGTCGAAGCTGTCCACGCTCGGCGAGGTTCACACACACCAGACCCGTGCTGTTGAGCAGTACTCCCGCGCGCTGGTCGCTGCGCATCAGAAGATCGACGCCTCGTATCAGCGGCAAGAGCAGATGACGTCCCGCCTCGGCGCGGCGCGTACGCAGTACGCCCAACTCGGAACGCAGCTCGCGTCTTATGGGATGACAGCGACCGACGTTGCGACGCGGCTGTCTGACGTGAACGACAAGATCGCAAAATACTCCACGATGGCCAACAAGCCGCTGGGCGCGCTTCAGCAGCTCGACACGGAGCGCACAAGGCTGCTCCAGATCCAAGCCGCGCAGGAACGCTACAAGGCGCTCGGCGAGGAAATCACCAAGCTCGAGGGCCAGCTCAAGGCAAACAGCAAGACCCTCCAAAACAACGCGGACGAGATCTCTAAGGTTCAGACGAACCTGAACAAGGCGAAGGCGGCCGTCAAGGAAACCGAGTCGGAGATAAAAAAGCTGTCTGGCCAACTTGTGACGATGGAGTCCCGGTGGACAAAGGCTGGGACGGCCCTCGACGCGTTCTCCAAGAAGGCGAATGCCGTCAGCAAGGCGATCACGCCTGCGGGCCGCAATCTCACAAGGTATGTCACCACGCCCATCCTCGGTCTTGGGACGGCAGCAATCAAGTCCTCGATCGATTTTGAGAGTGCGTTCATATCGGTTCGCAAGACGGTGGACGCGACCGAGGAGGAATACGCACAGCTTTCCGAGCAGATCAAGGAAATGAGCACGGTCGTGGCAACGTCGGCAGATGATATTGCCGAAGTAACAGCGGTCGCGGGGCGGCTCGGCATCCAGAACAAGTACCTGATCGACTTCACGCGGACGATGATCGACCTGCAGAACAGTACCAACATCGACGCGACCGAGGGCGCGCAGGAGCTCGCGCAGTTTGCGAACGTCTCCAAGATGGCCCAAGACCAGTTCAGCAACTTCGGCGCGGCGCTCGTCGACCTTGGAAACAACTTCCCAACGACCGAGGCTTCGATCCTGTCAATGGCCACACGCCTCGCGTCTGCAGGCACTCAGGTCGGGCTGACACAGTCCCAGATCCTTGGCTTTGCCGCCGCGCTGTCATCCGTCGGCCTTGAAGCCGAGATGGGCGGTTCTACGTTCTCGAAGGCCCTGATCAAGATGCAGGTTGCCGTAGAAACAGGCGGCGAAGCGCTCACCGACTTTGCGAAGGTCTCTGGCTTGACCGAGCAGGCGTTCGTTGACCTTTGGAAGGCAGACCCGGCGGGCGCATTCCAAGCGTTCATCGTTGGCCTCTCCGGGATGAGCGAGGAAGGCGCGTCGGCGATCAAAACGCTCGACGACATCGGCATCTCGGAAGTGCGCCTGCGCGACACGTTGCTCCGCGCGACGAACGCCACAGAGTTGTTCGCCAACACGCAGACAATGGCTGCCTCTGCGTGGAAAGAAAATACCGCACTCACAGAGGAGGCGGAGAAGCGGTACGGTTCGACCGCAAGCCAGTTGATCAACCTGAAGAACACCGCGCAGTTATTTGCGCAGCAGATCGGTGACGACCTCAACCCGACCATCCGAAATCTTGCTGAGGACGCGAACGCCCTGTTCCAGAGCTTCCAAGCGCTCGACGAGCAGGAGCGGATGCAGATCATCAAGTTCGGCGCGATTGCGGCGGCCGCTGGCCCCACGCTCTTTGCGTTCGGGAAGCTCTCGAAAATGCTGTCGACCGTCACATCGAACATCGGGAAGTTCGCGCTTGCTGTCGGCAAGGCAGGCGGCGGCTGGGGCGGGCTCATGAAGGTTGTTGGCAGTTCCCCGGTCGCTTGGATCGCGCTCACCGCCGCGGTTGTGGCAGGCACGGTTGCGCTGATCGACTATGTCAGCGGCGCAAAGGCCGCCCGTGAAGCCATCAAGGCCATGAACGATCAGGCCAAAGAGTGGCAGGAGACACAGTCTAAAACCATCTATGACACCGGGAACGACCCGCTCGCGCGTTTTGGGCTCAACAAGTCGGACTTCGAGGGCTCCGTCGATGAATCCAAAGATTGGCTGGACAGCCTTATTCAGACGTGGACGGACGGTAAGGGCGAAACAAACGAGATCGTGAGAAGCTACGTCGACACGTTCAAGAGCGGGAGCGACGAAATCCGCGAAGCGATCAAGGCGCGAAAGAAAATTCAGGCTGACCTTGGAGCCAGCGACCCGAAGAACGACGAGTACCTCGCGCAGCTCGACGAGTATGACAAGGAGGTCGAGCGGCTCCTCAAAAAGCGCCAGAACGGGTTCCTGACGGACGAGGAAAAGGCGCGGCTTGACGAAGTGATCCAACTGCGCGCGCAGATCGAGCTAGAGTATGTCACGGGCGCTGGCGGCGGGTACGACAGCATCCGAAAAGGCGTCGAGGCCGAGAAGGCGCGCCTCGAAGCAGAGGCGGGCGGCGAAAACGCGGTCATAGGTGTTGAGCTCTACGCGGATGCACTCACGGCAGGCGCACAGGGGTATCAGGCACAGGTCGAAGCTCTGAACCAATCGTACCGCGATCAATACGATGCGGTTGCCGCGATCACCGACAAGGAGGAGCGTGACGCCGCTCTCAAGGAGCTGAACGCCCGTCATCAGGAGTCGCTCAACGCGGCGCAGGCCGAGTACAACGCTCTCGTGAGCGAGTACGCGCCCGAAGCGTTCCAAAGTGAGGATACGCAGCAGGCATACAAGGACCTTGAGAAGTTCAAGGAGCTCATCGCAGAGGTGCAGGCGGACGGGATCGTCAGCAATGACGAGATCGTCAAGATGAAGGAGTTCACCGACACCTTAGACGAGGGACGACTCGCGAGCTTCTTGGATTTGGTGGCACAGATCAACGAAGCGGGACTGGGAGACCTAGAGCTCGGTTCGGAGTATGGCGGCATTCAAGCAAGCGACCTACTTGGTGGGTACAACTCCATTACTGAATTCCTCGAGGCCCACAAGGGCGAGGGATTCGACAGCCTGTCCGCCCTCTTTGGAGCAGCGGAGGACGAGGCGATGCGTGTCCTCGTCGATCTCGGTTTGTCCCCCGAAGGTCAGACTCTGAAGGACTGGCTGGATGCGGAACACCTCGTCACCATCGCAAACGTGACTGTTCAGGAAGGGCTGACGGTCAGCGACATTCCAGCCACGGGCTCAATGTATCAAGTCACGCTCGGTGAAGGTGTGTCTGTGTCGGACGTACTCGCCTCCGGCAAGGTCACCAGCGCGTATGTGGTCGATGGCGTAACAGCGGACGGGACTGCAGACGCGAACGGCCAGATGGTCTATGTCACTCTCGCGGACGGTGCGACCGTCGAAGAGGTGACGGCCACGGGGCTCATCACGAACGCAAGCCCTGCTGGGAACCTTCGGGCGAAGATCCCGGGAACCGCGAACATCACCGAGTACACGGTGTCCGGCGACGCTACTCCGCCGACGCCGAATATTAAACCGACCTTCGACCTCTCCGGTTTAGACAAAACAGCGATCGACGCGTACTACGCCGCAAACCCAGACAAGAAGCCCGCCGTCGAGATGGAGATCGGGCTCAAGGCTGGATGGGCGGGTTTAGTCATGTCGGCATACAACAGCGGCACGCTCAGTGTGTTTGGCCCGAATGGAGCCGTGTTGGAGGTAACGCCGGAGCTCCTGTCCACGCTCTCACCTACAGACATCATCCGATACGGAACCGATGAAAACGGCCAGATCGAGACGGATGAGAACGGCCGCCCGATCATCGACGTTATTATCGTTCCGAAGCTCGGAACACGCGAGGCGGTCGAAGCTTCACAAGAGCTGCTTGACGAGAAGCCGGACAATATCTTCACATGGCTCGGCATGACGGACAGCGCACAGGAGGACGCTGTCGAGGTCGCAAACACAATAAGCGAGATCGAGCGTTTGAAAGCAAAGATCGCCGAGCTCAAGGAATCGGGCGAAGTGTACGACGACGACGGCCTCGCGATCTCGGATTACCAGAACATGCTGACGGCCACGGAAGAAGCGCTGTACATGATGCTTTCCGACTTAGACGCAGACGACTTGACGGCGATCGCTTCGGGCATCGCTTCGATTATCGCTGCGATGCAGTCCGGGGAAATGACACCAGAGGAAGGCGCGGCTATGCTCGACCCGTTCCTGAAACTGCTCGAGGCTTCGGATCAGTACCTTGGGGTCGGCAACGACATCTCGGCAGGGATCGCGGAAGGGTTGAAGGCGTATAGCTGGACGACCGACGCGGCGACGGTGGCGAACGACGTGGAGAGCGCCTTGCGCGGCGCTGGTGCCTTTAACAGCCAATCGCCCGCGAACCGCACCAAGCCCCTCGGCGCAGACGTCGCGGCGGGCATTGGCGTCGGAATGGCGGACGCCGACCTATCTTGGTACGCAACGCAGACTGCTTCGCGCCTCGAGACCGCGCTCCGCGCCGCGATCCGTCAGGACACCATGAAGGGAATCGGACGCAACGCAGTCCTCGGGCTCGGGATCGGCATTCTTTCGGGGACGTCCTTCGTGGTCTCTGCGATCACGCTGGTTGCCCGGAAGGCCGTGCTGGCCGCGAAGCGCGAGCTCGAGATCGAGTCGCCATCGAAGGTTTTCCGAGACGAGGTCGGTCGCATGGCCGTGCGCGGTATTGGTGTCGGCGCGCTCGAAGAATCCAAGCAACAGGCGAAGGTCATGCGGAACGCGGCGCGGTACCTGACCGACGCAGCGCAGACGGGCATCGTCACGGGCAGCGCCTACTCCGATAACCGCAAGACATACAACCAAAACGCGACGTCTACCGTTCACGTGGACAGGCTGTACGTCAACGACAAGCAGGATGTTACGGCGCTGGCCGTCGAGATCGCATCGTTGACGCGGCGCAGGCAGCGCGGAAGGGGGCGTAAGAACGCATGAGGGATTACTTCACTTGGAACGGCGTCAAATCAACCGCGCACGGCGTGCACGTGACCGAACAGCCGGGCATCATCGTCCCCTCCGAGCGAGTGACCTTCAAGCCGGTCGCGGCCCGGAGCGGGTCGCTGACCATCTTGGACGCGGACAACGTATTCGACGACTTCATCCTCTCGGTTGATTGCGCGGTATCCGATCTGACGAAGCTCCACAACATCGGGGGCTGGCTGCGGGGCTCCGGGAAGCTGGAGCTCCCCGAACAGCCCGGCGGGTACTACTTAGCCCGCGTCGTGAACCAGATCGAGTTTACGAAGGTGATGCGCGGCCGCACAAACCGCAACTTCACCGTAACCTTCCGATGTCAGCCATTTTGGTATGCGTCTGGGGTCGCCGACATCGTGCGCTCCACGCCCACGTTCACAATCACCAACCCCGGCAACATCCACTCGGAGCCCGTCATTACCGTGGCGGGCTCCGGCGATATTACGCTCATGGTTGGGCTGACCATTGTCGAGCTGGAAGGAGTCTCCGGCAGCATCACGATTGACACACCGCTCATGGAAGCGTACAAGGGCTCCGAGTCGCTGAATTCAAAGATGGCAGGCGACTTTCCGACGCTTGCGCCGGGCAGCGTCCCGATCAGCACGAGCGGCAGCGTCACCAGCGTGACCATCAAGCCGAATTGGCGCTATCTACTGTAATAAAAATAATATTTAAAGCGGAGGGGGGAAAGGTTTGATCTGCGTGTACCTTCCCGACGCCACCGACTTCACCACCAATGGCATCGGCCCCGTTGATCCGTTCGCCTGTTCGGTCACAGAAACGCTGAACGGCGAGTGGGAGGTCGAGATGGAGCACCCCATCGACGACTTTGGGAAGTGGCAGCGGCTGGCTACGGGTCGCATCATTCGGGTTCCCGTTCCCGCTGCGGAGACCCCGCGCATCGAGCTGACGAATCCGGGTTCTGGCGGGAGCAGACAAATCTACCGCGTCTCAACGCCGAGTGGGAAGTCACTGCGATTGCGCTCCGGCACTGGCACGAAGTACAAGAACCTCGGATCATACCGGGTCGGCACGCAGGTTGTTGTCCTCAACAAGACCACATCGACGT